AATATTTTCTGTAGTAGCATTTGTAATTCCCAACGCGCCACCAATAGCTTCCACCGCCATACCACCCAAAGGGCCACCGAGTGCGGTTCCGAGCATCGGTAACATTTTCTTAAAAAAGTCATTCATATTGTTTTCCCTGCTTGAAAATCAGCTAAAGTTAATCCATTTGTGTACTGGCAATGTGCAAGCTCAGAAAATCGTTTCCAGCGTCCGGCCCATTCAAGTCCGTGCTTTTCTGCGATTTCTCCACATTTGGTAAAGAGCTTTGTGTCGTTCCATGCTGGTTTACCATTGACGAGAGGTACGAAATCGAAAGCCACCTTGTAATTGTGGAAGCTCTGTCCACCTTTTGCTTTAGTAACAATCGAACCCGGCTTTGTTCGTCCTTGAGCATATAAAGCATCCTGTGATTCATGATCGCGGTAGGTAGAAGTAACTAGAATATCAATGCCTTGACTATCGCAGTCTTTAATAAACTCGCTACACATCTGCATGACTTTTGGGTGCAGGTCTTCTAGTTTGCGTGAGTTGATCATACCTTTGGTGTAATCCCGAACTTAGCGCCAATGCCTAACATGACAAAACCTACTATGATTACTAATAGGCCCCATGCACCTTTCTTAGCGATGTCCAACTTCATGTCTTTCCAGAACGCTTCCTCTGCGTATGCTGCTCTAATCTTTGCTTCGTGATACTTACGGTGTCCATCAATATCGCCCTCTGGGAACGCTAATTTGATTGATGCAACACACGTTTTAATCTCTGCTAGTTGAGCTTCAATATGCGATAACTGTCTACGTTCGTCGCCTTGCCAGACTTTTGGTTGGTCAGCCATTATGCGAATCTCACAATCGCGGTAGTCGCACTTAATGCAGGCATAGGAAATGTCCAGTTACCGTTTGTTGAGATGATGTCTTTACCAAAATCTAAGATAACCACTGCCCTGTTTCCTTTACTTGCGTTGTAAATCATTGCGCCTCTGGCGTTAATTGTTGCGTTCTTCCACTGCGGACTCTTGCTCCATGTCAAGCATGCTGACATACCATCTAAATCGCACTGATAGCCTTCTAATGTAAGCCCACCTTTTTGATACCCTTGACCGACAACTTCTCCAGATGGTGTATACCCCTCATTCATTGGCGTTATATGCGCCGAAGCATCATATAGAGCGACCTTATAAACATCAGACGCAGAGAACTCACCTCGTAGGAAGGCAAGTTTTGCAGTAGTAGATAATCCAGAAGCTATTGCCATTTAGCACTTCTTAGTTGGTTTCGCAGGCATCTTTTTGCCTTTAGGTTCTTTCTTAAACGGTACGAATGGATTTTTAGCCATGCTATACGCCTTTCTGTGGTGTAAAGTTATTGACGCTAGGCGCGCCATTCTGTAAGTTTTGGTTAGCTGTATTAGGCATTACTTGAGCACCTGTTACTGCACCATCTGCATCGCGCTGGAAGTTAATAGATTCCGTCGGTAACATGCTTTGCTGAACTGCTGCCGCTTGCGCTAACATCTGCTGTTGTTGTGCCTGTGCTTTAGCTACGCGTACTGCTTCTTCTGAAGGTACAATCTTGTCTACGTCCATACCCAATGTACTTGCGGTCTCACGTAATAACGCTGCAATACCTTCTTCGCCCACGATTTGAGAGAAGATCTGATTCTGACCTACGATGCCTAAGAACTCATTGCGACGAACTTGTGCTTGGTCTTTTTGTAGTAAACCACTGGCGCCTCTAGCAACCACATTAATATCGCCCTTCAATTCAGGGTCAGTTTCATATCGCATGTTATGGATGTAGAGGCGTTCGATAATAGGAGCAATTACATTTTCATCAATGTTCGCAATAACACCTTTAATTGCTTTACCCGCATTACCCATCAACATAGACAGACCTGATGCTGTACGTCCTGCACCGCCCGCTGTCGCGTCGCCTGTCATATAACGAGGTACACCTGAATACTCATCTGCTAATACAGAAAAGCGTTCGTAGATACCCATAAGTTCTGCTGCTAGGCTGTTAGGCTGAAAAAATTCTACTGGAGGGCTGTTGCTACCATACGGATCATTAATCGTAGGCCAAATCTTCCACGGGTACATCTGAGTAATTTCTTCGCCCGGTGGTAAGCGGTCTACATTAACGTAAACCTGTGGCCCTGAGGCAATACCCATGTTATTTACTAAAGAACGCGCTGCTGAGTTACAAACATTCTGACAATCACGTACTAAATCAGCTACAGAATTACCCCAGAATGTGCCCGGAATTTCCTCATAAGACGCTTTATAGTAAGGTTTTCTGCCAAACGGGTCATAATTTAGGGTAGATTTAATCACCCAAGTACCGATTAACCACACCTCACAAGCGTACTCTTTCATCAAATCAGGCACCTGTTCTTTAGGCATACCCCAATCTACAAGCATTTGACCTTGTACAGAACCGTGATATTGGAGCGCATCAATCAGCGCGTCGGTGTTTTGTAAGATTGCTAGGGTAGATTTACCCTCTGCTTGAGCTTTTTGTGTGTCAACACGTAGCCATTCATGTAATCCACCGCGACCATAATCATCTAATACAGCGCGAATAGCATCTTCTGAATACCCTTCTACCCCAATAAGCTCTACAAGCTGTCCACGGGTCATTCTGTGGCGTTCTATGATGTATCCGTCGTGTACATCTGTGCTGTGTGGTGCTGGATAAATGTTAAATGGGTCTACTCGCTCCCATTCTTTGACTAATTTGTTCTTTACATCTGCTGTGTAGTTACCATCTGCACCCTGAATCCACTGTAACGTAGGTTTATTGCGAATTACTGGGCCTTTCATGACGGCTGCAGGGAATGTTGTGATGTCTTCTAGGAATTTAGACAGTTCATTAACAAAACCACCCTCTTGGAGCTGGTCTTCCATCTTGTCTTCCATCTTTTTGACCTTTTTAGTGGCCTCTTTGATGGATTCTGCAAGCATTTTGTCTTTTGTGCGCTCAACTGTCTCCTGCATTGTCTGCGGAGTGGTAACTTGTGAGCCGCCTAGTGCTTGTTCTACTGCAAAAGCCTCCTGTGCTGCAATTGCTGTGGCTTCTTCAATGTCTTTTGGCGTTAATTCTGGTAATTTTGTCGGTGAAACTGTCCACGGTTTCTCATCTGCAGAGCCTAATAACGAATCACGGAGCCAACTTGTAGCACCACGACACTTATTACTCGTTACCATCATGTAAATTTCACTACCGCCGGTCTTCTGAATCTCCATTAGGACTTCAGGATCGTATTCTCCACGACGTTGACGTACTGCTTTGAGCATTTTCTGCTCTACATCTTGCTTCGCTAAGTATGCACTTGACCAACATTTACGGACGTGCGCCGCTAATCCAGTAACAACTGGCTCATTATTTGCTTTAGATGCCGCTTCGCGTGAATCTGCTTGGGCTTTATGCGCGTCAATCTGGGCATTGTTCTGCACAGGCAGAATGCCGTTATTAAATGACTGCGGTTGAGTTTCTGGAAAGGCCATAGTACTTCTCAGATGAAGATACACGTTTATACCACAATCTTGTTTATCTGTAAACAAGTTAAAAAGAACCCCAAGACCTTTTTTAAGGGTCTCAGGGAAAATGCCAATCTTGGAGATAGCAACGCTATTATATACAGAACTGTATACCTGTCAACAACTAAGTAACGTGCTTCCATGATTTACGACGTATTACATCTCCTATTGTATCTGTGTGTACGCCATATCTTGCCGCTAATATTTTTCTAGATTCTGTAGACGATCTGATGCCTAAAACTGCGGCTTCAGTAAGTAGGGCTTCGTGAGATTTCTCTCCTCTTACACCCCTGCCCCTTTTAGTCCTGTCATCTATATTATCTTTATTCGTTCCTATCTCTAGGTGTTCTATATTTATGCAGGCTGGGTTATCACAGACGTGTCGTACTACTAAGCCCTCTGGTATTTCGCCATTGTGCATAGTGTATACAACCCTTATTACCCTTAACAGCTTACTACTAACCCTCATACGCCCATACCGTTCTTTGTCGGCGTAGCCAATCCAGTCGATACAGCCGTTGTCGCGTTTAACGCTGAAGTGGTCTATGCGCTCCTGAAGCGTCATTCCTGTTGTAGTTCTGTTATACCCGCCAACTCTAACGCGTCGCTCCCTAGCCATGTGCATAGCACACAAACCGTTACCTTTATGTTTTTTAGAACACCCTTCTACTGAACAAAGTCTCATACAACCTCCTATTAATAGGTTACGATTGTACTCTAAATTCGTTTACTTGTAAACAACTATATTGCCCATCGCATTGGAGGTTTATTTATTACAAGTTTGTCATTTTTTCTAACGTGTCCAAATAGGTTTCCACCATCTACATGAAGGCATAAATACTGGGCAGCATCAGCTAAGTCAGACCAAGGTTTAGTCTTGTCGGGTGTATCCGCTACATCGCCCTTAGTATTTATCTTAAACCTGTACTTTCCTGAAAATGCTGTTATCAAGTCCTTACATGCGGGGTCTATACTTAACGCCGGTTTGCCATCTACCATTCGCGTCAAGAACTGATCTACCGCTGCTATTCGCGCACTTATGCCGTTGGTACGTGCTGGTGTAACTACAAAGCCTTCAGCTCTTAATATATCAGCGACGTTTCGTTCATCGTTACCTCGACTCATACCCGCCGGGTCAATAACTATAGATACTCTGCACCCCGCGTATTTGTTATTTATAACTGGCGCTAGTACTTCCCGTAAGAACCTAAGTGTCCCTATATCCGAGCCGTGGAACGCATCATAAATATATATCTTC